TGAGAGATAATGATTTAAAAAGTTACGCAAGACAAAGAACAAAAAATTTAAGTTTTTATGAATATTCGATATTTAATAGGGAGATTGTTTCTTGGTTGGAAAGTATAGGTTGGGATAAATCTTTAAAATCAAAAGATAAAGTTATTTGTGATTCTATTTTACAATGTTCTAGAAATGAATTATGCGCACTAATTGGAGGGTTGTTTGATGCTGATGGCTATGCTTCATATTTATCTACTAGCAGTAAAGTTGGTTTGAAAAATACTTCATTACAACTTCTTAGACAGATTAAAATGATTTTAAATAATCTTGGAATAGTATCTAATTTAAGAAAATCGGGTGAGAATAAAGGAGTCTCATATTATGATTTAGTTATATCAAATGATGTTAATTCTTTGAGAGAGTTTCAAAATTCAATAGACTTTCAAGTTTTTCACAAGAAAAGCAATTTGGAAAAAATTATTAATAGATCAAAAAATAAAAATTATCAAAACAACTTAATACCAAATTTTTGTGAAATTATTAAAAAAGACGGCTCAAAAGAAAAAGTAACTGGTAAAAGAGGATCTTGGGGTAAAAACTTTTCTCAAAATAACTTCGATTCACTTATAAATATTTCTGATGAAACTTGCCAAATTATTAATAATATTAAAAATGAAAATGTTGTATTTTCACCAATTAAATCAATAGATAATTGTCCTGTTAAATCTATAGATATTACTGTAGAAAATGAGGAGTGTTATGTTGGTAATGGTTTTGTTCATCATAATTCTCGTGGTATGAGTAAATCTTTCTCTACAGCTATCTTTGCAATCTTGGATGCTATTTTAAATCAAGGTGTCCACATTGGTATTATTAGTAAATCATTCAGACAGTCTAAAATGATTTTCCGTAAAATTGAAGAAATATCTCGCAGTCCTAAAGCGGGATTTTTATCTCAATGTATAAATAGAATATCAAAAACTAATGATGAATGGGTTATTGAAATCGGCAGAAGTAAGATAACGGCATTACCACTTGGTGATGGTGAAAAGCTTCGTGGTTTCCGTTTCCAAAGGATGATTATCGATGAGCTTCTTTTGATGCCAGAGAAAATTTTAAATGAAGTTATTCTGCCATTCCTTTCTGTTGTAGAAAATCCAACTGAAAGACAAAAATTATATGATTTGGAAAGTACATTAATTAAACAAGGTAAAATGTCTGAAGAAGATCGTTATCGTTGGCCAAATAATAAAATTATTGGTCTGTCTTCAGCAAGTTATAAATTTGAATATCTTTATAAATTATATCAACAATATGAGTCATTGATTTTAAATAACGCCGAAAAAGATAATGCTCATAGAGTAATTATGCATTTTAGTTATGATTGCGCACCAGATCAGCTTTATGACCAGAACTTAATTAATCAAGCAAAAGCTACAATGAGTCAATCTCAATTTGATCGTGAGTTTGGCGCTGTATTTACTGACGATAGCTCTGGATACTTCAAGGTAAGTAAGATGGCGCTTTGTACTATACCAGATGGAGAAGGGCAAGCTGTTGAGGTTATAGGAGATCCTACAGCGCAATATATATTAGCATTTGACCCTTCTTGGTCAGAGAGTGATGGTTCCGACGACTTCTCTATGCAACTAATTAAAATTAATCCAGAAAAAAGAAATGGTGTAGTTGTCCACAGCTATGCACTTTCTGGAACAAATTTAAAAAAGCATATAGAATATATTCATTACTTAATTGCTCATTTTAATATTGTTTCAATTGTTGGAGACTATAACGGAGGTGTTCAATTCATTAATTCATGCAATGAAAGTGAAATATTTAAAAAGGCTGGTATTAAATTAGATATGTTTGATGCGGATTTTGATAATCCACAAGAATACGATAAAGCTCTTAGAGACGCAAGAAATCAATACAATATATCCACAAGAAAAATAGTTCACTTGAGGAAACCAAGTTCAGCTTGGATTAGATATGCTAACGAGTCATTACAGGCCGCATTCGACCATAAAAGAATATGGTTCGCTGGCGCAGCAATGGATGAAGCTTATAATAAACAAAGGTTAGCTAATATCCCAATTCAAACATTAAAATTTTCTAGACATGATGATGAAAAAGAATCTGGCGCTAGACAAATTGATTTTATTGAACAATTAAAAGACAATGTTGAACTTATTAAAGTACAATGCGCACTTATTCAAGTGAACACGTCAGCTCAAGGAACTCAGAGTTTCGATCTCCCATTAAATTTGAAAAAACAAAGAGGGGCAGATAAAGCTCGAAAAGACTCGTATTCCACATTAGTTTTAGGAAACTGGATGATGCAAACATATTTTGACATGATTAATCTTCAAGAGCAAAATGTCCAAGCCACATTCACACCAATGTTTATTAATTGACTTTTAAAGTTAACTTTTTAACATTTCTGTGTAAAATAGTAAAAGTATGAGCGGCTCAAAAAGACATTATAATAAAAAGTCAGATTATTGGACGAAATTTAATAAAGTACAAGATCCAATAAGTCAACAACAAATAGAAGGTTATGAGCCGCAATTATGTGGAGAGCCATTTTATGTATCTAATGCCACATCAAGCACTAAAGAATTAATTTTCAGCAAAGCTTCATATTCTCGCAGGAATGGAGAAAGTCCTACTGGGTCTAGGAAAAATGTAGCCGCGATGACTTCAACCACAGATAGGTTTGGAAGCATTAGAAATGGGTTGCTTCCATATAACTACGCCATGGATGGTGTTAACGTTCGTGAAGCTATTGAGCTTTGCCAAAAAGCCTATGCTAATGTTTCAGTATTCAGGAATGCTATAGACATTATGTCTGAATTTGCCAATACAGAAATTTATCTTGAAGGTGGTACTCAAAAAAGTAGAGATTTTTTTACAGAATGGTTTAAAAAGATTAAATTATGGAATCTTAGAGATCAATATTTTAGAGAATATTATAGAAGTGGTAATGTATTTTTATATAGAGTAGATGGCAAGTTTAAAGCAGATGATTTTGCTAAATTAGTTAGCCAAATAGGAGTTTTGGGAGATAATAAAATACCTCTTAAGTATATTGTTCTTAATCCATTTGATATTGTGGCAAAAAGAAGTTCTACTTTTGCTACAGGAGCATATGAGAAAATTTTATCTGAATATGAGTTAGCAAGACTTCAAAATCCAATCACAGAAGAGGATAAAGAAATTTTAGATGCGATGCCATCTGCCGTCAAAAAAGATATTAAAAAGGGTGCGTACTATACAGATGGATTAAAAATAGAGCTTGATCCTAAAAAGTTAACTTACTCATTTTATAAAAAACAAGACTACGAACCATTTGCTGTTCCTTTTGGATATCCAGTTCTTGAGGATATCAATGCTAAAATGGAATTGAAGAAAATGGATCAAGCCATTACCCGTACAGTAGAAAATGTTATTTTATTGATAACAATGGGAGCTGAACCAGAAAAAGGCGGTATTAATGCTCAAAATTTATCTGCCATGCAAAGTTTGTTTAAAAACGAAAGTGTTGGTAGAGTTTTAGTTTCTGATTATACAACAAAAGCAGAATTTGTTATTCCAGATTTAGGAAAGGTTTTAGGGTCTGAAAAATATCAAGTTTTAAATGAAGATATTAAACAAGGTCTTCAAAATATAGTTATTGGTGAAGAGAAATATAGCGCAACAGAGGTTAAAGCTCAAATATTTGTTGACAGATTAAAAGAATCAAGAAACGCATTTTTAAATGATTTTCTTCAAGTTGAGATTAATAGAATTGCTAAGGAATTAGGATTTAGATCTTTCCCTACTGCAAAATTCCGTGATGTTGATATGAGAGACCAAACTCAACTCATGCGCATAACAACAAGACTTATGGAACTTGGAGTTCTTACTCCACAGCAAGGTATGGATATGTTCCACACAGGTCAATTTCCACAAGCAAAAGAAATATCTCCAGCGCAAAATACTTTCAATGAAGAAAGAAAAGAAGGTTATTATAATCCACTGGTTGGAGGAGTTCCTTTGATTGCGCCAGGTGGAGATGGACAAGAACAAGTTCAAAAAAATACCACTAATAAAGTTGCTGGTAGACCAGAAGGAACTACAGGAATTCCACTTGTTAAAGGAAACTATTCAGTTAAAGGAATTCAATCTGTTGTTAAGAAAATAGAAAAAACTCGCGCTTCAATATCGGGTAATTTAAAGAAAAAACTTAATATTAAAAAGTTTAATGAACAACAAGAGGCTATGCTTAATAAATTATGTGAAGCTGTAGTTGTTTCCAATGAAATAGAAACTTGGGAATCGGTAGCGAATTCTTGTGTAAATAATTTTGATAATATAGCTTCGTTAAATACTATGCCAGATATTTTATCTATATTGGCAGAGCATCAATTAGAAGATGATTATTCAGCAGCAATTTTATATCACTCTAAAAAAATAAATGAAAATTAATCCAGAAGACATTAAAGTGCCACTTGAAAAAACAGTGGAAGTTAAAAACGGAGAAATGCAAATCTCTCTTTCAAAAATGGCAGATAAAAAAGCTGTTATGTATAAATCATTTATGAGTGCTTGCGCTTCGGATGATAAGGCTCTTGTTGATACAACCGATATGGACGATGAATCAACAATGAAAGCTTGTATGGTTCAATTTGATAAAATGCAAGCTATGCTCATGGAAGAAAGTGATTCTGGAGAATTAACACCAGAGCAAAAGAAACTTCCACCAGCGCTTCAGAAAAAAATCCTTGAAAAAATGGATAAATCTTCAGATCCAGCTTCTCATGAAAATGAAGAAACTGAAGAAGAGGAGGAAATGGAAGAAGGAGAAGATTAATTTTTAAATATGAAATATAAGTACACCACAAAATTTGAAGCCCCAATATATTCTTGCGTAATTGGTGATGAAACATTTATTTCTAAAGCGTCTTTAGAGAATTTAAAACCATTAATTCCACAAGATATAGATTTTTCAGAAAACATTGATTTGCTTGGAGTTGCTTTTAATGCAGCCGTAGTAAATAAATTTAATAAAAATGATGACGGCATGGATTCTGAAACAGCCGCTAGAGTTGTTAAAAACTTTATCCATAAACCAACAAATATTGAACACGAAAAAAGTAAAATCGTGGGTCATATTGTATCTGCTGGTTTCAGTGAATATGGAAATGATAATAAAATGCTTTCAGTAGAAGAAATTAAAGATCGTGTAGATCCATTTAATATTTCACTTGGTGCAGTTGTTTATAAGTACGCTAATAAAGATTTTGCAAAATTAATAGAAAGATCTGTTGATTCTGGCGACTCATTATATCAACACATATCTACAAGTTGGGAAGTTGGATTTAGTGATTATGTTATCGCTGTTGGTGGTAATGATCTTAAAGACACTGAGATTATAAAAAATCCAAAACACTTTGAAGAAATGAGAGCTAAACTTAGAGCTTATGGTGGCTCTGGAAAATTAGACGATGGTTCAAAAGTGTATAGATTATTAAGAGGAGATATTTATCCTCTTGGTATTGGATTTACAACTACTCC